TCTAAGTCCGCCTCCAGATCCGGACTGACTTGTGAAGGCATTAGTCTTGCGTCCACGTCGGATGACGCGCCGCTTCTTATTAAAATTGAGAGCACGCCGAGCGGTACTCTTGCGTTTGAAAGTTCTTGTAAGTTTCATGTTGTATATCTTACTCTCTTTCACAAGAGAGCGCGGGTGGAATGGTTGTCATGTGGTAAGGGGGTGAGTATTTATAGAGTGCGCGGCTTCGCCGCTGGCACCAGACACGTGCTGCGCACATGGTGGCCTGCCGGGCTCCGCCGGAAGCGGCCACGTCAGTCGCTACGCTCCTTCCAATAATCATAAAGTAATATCTCATGATAACATTTTATTCCATTTTGAGTAATACAATCCTGCGTAGTAAAGCAGGTAACTGAGGATTAACCTCATCACCCCATTTGAAGATATCCTTCGGATGAAAGTTGGAAGTGACAATAAAGGTATCTGCGTGAAGCGCTACCATACCTCCTTTGTTCTCTACAATACATTTGTAACGATCGAACCACCTTAATAGGTGATTAATATCGATACCATTAGGACCGAAATCATCTATTATGACTTCTTTATTACAGAGGTATCCATTCCACCACTTGGTTCTTGGCTCCTTGATGTAAGCTTCAGGAAGATCTTGATGGGCCTTGCGAGACTTGCCTACGCCAGGTGGGCCATAGATCCAAGTAACAGAGATGTTGGGCCTCTCTATTGGGGCTTTGAGGGCCAAAGCGTTTCGGAGCATGTTAGATCCATGATGGATCCAAAGATGGGGGTTGCTTCCGGCGAATTGAGCAACGCCCTTATCTCCTTTTCCGACCAAGGTGATGAACTCTCTGGAAAGTTCGTCTTTATCTTGTCTAGGTCGTCCTGAAGTGAATGAACCACCCTCGATGTAATCTCCAGCCTTAGTGCAATACTCTCTATTTTGTTGAGCAGTACCTCTTGCCCTTTCGAAATGGATCCCAGGGCCGAGGAGATTGCGAACATGCTCGAAAGAATGCCGTCCTGAAAATGAACAGTATCCCTGGAGGTGAGGAGTAAGTCGCTCACCGATTTCTCGACCGAAGACGTAGTACTTGCTTTCCTTTTCAAAAAGCTCGGTGAGGCGAGGAACGTCCCTCTCTTCGACATAATTGTTGAAGGTAAAGACTATGTGTTGTAATCTATCGTTGGGGTTTTTGCGAGGCATGATACCACCTTCGGTACGCTGCGCTTGTTATATAGGGGGCAAAGGGGGAGGGGTCCAGGGCAACGGGGGTAATAGTAACCCCGTTGCTGGCCTGGTTCCCTAATATTTTATTGATAGTGGGGGAAGGAAGCTTCCCGGGAAAGATACAGGGTATTTAACGTCACTGCTGACGACTACACAGCATCTCCAGCAAAGGACATGTTCCAGTAACGTGTGAAGTTGACTTGCTTAGAAAGATTCGAATCCACGTTACCAGCCATTATGAGCCACATGTAAGTGTTGAAATTAGCGACAACATCTCCCGGATCTACTTTGTGAACAGGGAGTCGATACTCGACGACAGCTGTTTCAGCATCCCTTAGTAAGAAGTTCTTACGGTAAAGGATCCGTCCGACACGTGTGTCGAAGTCTTGTACAAGGGTTGGGTCCCACCCTGTGAAAACAGTACCTGTAACGCTAGCTATATTGAAGTTCTTGGTTGTCTTGATGAGTATCACTGTCCCTTGTAACGCTCCTTGGTTCGCCGCGACTGTGTCTAAGACATTTGCTAACCTAATTCCTATTAATCCACCTCGCACAGTAATATCGCCATTGAATGGAGGTAATGGAACCGCGGCGTCAGGAGATATAGCACCAGCACCAGCAAGATAGAAAGGAGTGATACCATTCATGTACGCCGACACGGGTACCACAACCAGATCAGCAGTATTGGTGTTTGTACCAAAGCTAGCAGAAATAGCAAAAGTGCTACGATAGTGATCTTTGAACAAAGTGGAATTCCAGAGATGCTTCTTGTAAGCACGTCTGGAAGTCTTCTTTGATTTGAATCTAAGTCCGCCTCCAGATCCGGACTGACTTGTGAAGGCATTAGTCTTGCGTCCACGTCGGATGACGCGCCGCTTCTTATTAAAATTGAGAGCACGCCGAGCGGTACTCTTGCGTTTGAAA